GGTGTTGAGATTGTTTTGAATTGTTACTTAGTAGACGAAAAGGACATAACTAATGACCCTGATAAATTGGGTGAATACAACGTTCCTCGTTATTTGGCAGCATTCAATAAAAGAATTGAACCACTTTTGGTTGTATTTTCTCCTGAGATTCGTGGTGAGATTTTGATTGAGGACCCTAAGGACCGACCATTCTTCACCAAACAACAAGCTCAGCTTGTTCGTGGTTATCCTCGTAGAGATGGTGACCAAGATGATTTGGAAGAAGTATTAACACTTTCAGATACTGAAGTTACCTTCTGGAAAAATACAGGTATTGACCCATATTACATGTATGTAGATGGAACGATAGACTTAGTTGAAGAAGAATATGTGGGGAAGAATCAGAAAATTATGAATTCTTTAACCCATCAGATGACATAATATACCACTCGTCGAATACGCAACGGAGTTCTACACAGGCTCCTTTGTGTATTTCGATTTCTTCATATTCACCGTCAATAGACCCTGTAGTAGTTTTAATTAAAACATTATCACTCAGTGATTTGACGGTAATATGGTCAGTTGTTTCGTGATTAAGAATAACTGTTTTATCACCCTCACCTTTAACGATTACTGCAGATTCACCTGTTGTTGTGTAAATTGAACTAGTTACTACTGAAACGTCAGAGGTTGTAACTTTTTCCCCCGCAATAAACTTAGTTACAGGATAAGTCTTTAATACTCCCATCTTATATGATGTAGATTTGTCGTGGAAGTGCTCTATATTGTAAAGATTTATTCAAACTTTCGGCTTGGCTAGCTTTAACTTCCATCATTTTATCAGGACGTAGTCTCTCTAACCTCAATTTCAATTCTTCTTCGAGTTTAGATTTTTCATCCTTCGCTTCACTTAACAATGAATCATATTCTAATTGTAGTTCAGAGTCTGGTGTTTTTAAGTTACCACTAAATTTACCTCTAACTCTACCTAAAGACTCTTTAACGTAAGCCGTGAACCATCTACGAACCCAAGTCTGTGCAGGTGAGTTTAACTCGTCCCATCTTAGGTTTTCTAAGTTTACGTCAGAAGGTAGACGAACAATATCAGGATTTTCCGCCAAACAAGATTCACGGTCATCAGTTTCATAATACCAATACCAAACACGGTATTGATTATTTGCGATGTTACCAAAATCAAATTTACCACCTGGTACGTTGTAAAGGTGAATAGCTTTCTTACCCTCAGGTAATGCAGTTACTCTATATGTAAGTTCACCACCAATAATTCTTCTTTTGATGTTGATGTCTTGCATTCTTAAAAGGATGTCAAATGCTGGTGTCACAAAGTAGTTCCCTTGTCCACCCATTTGAGAGAATCCGGCACCTCCACCAAGACCAATACCTCCAAAACCTCCGAAACCACCCATAAATGGGTCAAAGAAAGCTGCGTCTAATTCTGCTCTTGTAAACCATAACAATTCGTTAAGTTCACGACCGGCAGGTATTTCATAAATCTGTTGGTTAGGTTTAAGGTCGATGTAGTCTTTTTTCAAAACTGAATCACCACCCGCCTGAAGACCAACAATTTTAGAATATGCGTAAGTGTATTGAGTTTCCCAATCCAAAGAACGAGTAATAAGTGCTCTCGCAACAGATTGAGTATCTTGGTTCATACCGTATAAAGATGTCCATTGAGACTCAATTAACCAATCGTTTACATATTGTGAGTAATCTTCAACTGATAATTCCAACAAAGAATCCATCATCTCATCTTCTATCTCAACACCTCTTAACGGTGCACCCAATAGGTGACGAATTCTCGTGTATAACTTTCCTCTTTGTGGTTCTCTAATTATCGACATCTTCTTTTTTTATTATAAATATCGCAATAAAACACTTTATTGTGGATTAACCCACCCTTCCTTTGGGAAGGTAAATCTTCCGTCTATAATTTCCATTCCATCTACATTGAATACAAATGTTCCGTATTTGTCAGTTTGGAAAGCCATATAATCCGTTGAATAAGGTTTTACATTACCTGTTCCATATACAATAATTCGGTCGTCTTTCTCTTCCCAATTATTAAATGGTTTGATTTGAATGGTCTTTGTTTGTCCATTTTCTTCAACAGTTGCATCTACACCACCTAACATATCATCTTTACCACCGAGCTCTCCTACTTTGAAAACTTTTTTGGTGTTAAATATTTTTTTCATGTCTGATACCGCTTTGATTTCTCGGGTATCACCAAAACGGTTTGATTTATCTAAACTCGCCATAATTTCTTTGAAAGTTGCAGACTCAGGGTTGAATATTCTATAACGGTATTCAATCATGAATTTTAACATTCTTGACAATTCTTTTAACTGTTGGGTATTAGATTGACCGATAAAGTTTAAAGATGGTTGCCCATAATGTTTCAACGCCATGCTGATATCATTAGATAAAATACAGAATGCTGAGTAGTTGGTATTCAACTTATTGATTACCGAACGACCTGGTTGTTCAAAATCATAAACACCTGACATTTGTCCTTCAGCATATTCGTTTTTATCATACCAAAACTCAGAATAAACTTCTTTTAGAATATCCATGATTGCATACATGAATTTCTTTTTAATCTGAGGGTTTCGGTTGAATATCATTCTGTAGGCATTTACCTGTTTTGGTGAACATCCCGCAGATGCCCCTTCAGTAATAATTTCTTTTGCAACTCGAGACTCATTAATTTTTGTTTTGTTCTTTTCATCAAATAAACGATTAACATAACTCCAATTGATTACTGAGAAGAAGTTGTTGATGTATTCATCTCTTTTACTTTTGTATTTGAGGTAATATGCGTGTTCCCATAGGTCTAAACCTAATAGTGGATGTCCACCATCTTTGATAACCCCCATAAGTGGATTGTCTTGATTTGATGTGGTCATCACCTTAAGGTCTCCTGATTTGGTTAATACTAACCAAGCCCATCCTGAACCGAATTGACCTCTTGCTTTTTTAGCAAATTCTTTTTTGAAGTTGTCATAACTTCCAAATTTCTTTACTATCTTATCATAAACAGGACCTGAAGGTCTTTGTTTTTTTGGTGATAACATATTCCAAAACAGTTGATGGTTGTAAGCCCCTCCTGCGTTGTTTCGTATTGTTCTATTATACCTTGAAATACCTTTAATGATTTTTTCAAGGTCCATTTCTTTATCCTTAATTCTATCTAAGGCACTATTAAGTTTTTTAACGTAACCTTTGTAGTGTTGATTATAATGAGTTTTCATCGTCTCAGCATCGATGAAACGCTCAAGGGCAGAATAAGAATAAGGAAGTTTTACTACCTTAATTTCTTTCATTTCAGTTTGTTTTTGCTCGTGGATTGTATCCTGTTGATTGTCAGGTTTTTGAGTTGGCTGTGATTTCAATATTTTCTCAATCTCCTGAATGCGAGCCTTTTGTTTTTTGAACTCCATAACATTCGTTTTTATATAAATAATCGGAAACCGAGAAATTTTTACTATCTTCTTGAGATTGTATTCAATATTTGTTCTAAAACATCCCCCTTATTTTCATTATCCCCCATAACTGTCTCAAAAACATTCTTCTTTTGTGACAAAATATCGTAGATAACTCCTTCAATAGTGTTTTCAAATATTGGATAAAAAACGGATACATTTGACTTTTGACCGTAACGGTATGCACGGTCTTCGGCTTGTGAGTGGTCAGAAGGAACGAATGATAAGTCATTCATAATAACTGCCTCTGCTGCGGTAAGGGTAATACCCACACCAGCCGCTTTAAGGTTACCAACAAAGACCATTACCTTTTCGTTTTCTTGAAACTCATCAACAGAACGTTGTCTTGCTGGTTTGCTCATTTTTCCGTCTAAAGCAACGGCAGATTTTCCGAAGTGGTCTTTAATTTTATTTAATGTATCAGTGAAATTCGTGAAAATAATAACTTTTTTTCCTTGGTCGATTATATTTTGTGTAATCTCAATGGTGTCTCTAACCTTTTCTTCTGCTATGACCTGTCGGACCTTCATCAGTTTTGAGAATTGCACGGTTAATGAGGATGACTCCTCAGATTGTTCAAACCATTCAAAATATTCGCCCATTAATGCTTCGTATTGCTTTGACTTCAGACGAAGGTAAACGGGGGTTAATATTTTTTCAGGTAAGTCCAAGATGTCCTCTTTCAATCTTCTGAGGACGTGGCTTTTTGTTCGGTCTCTTAATTCCGTTAGGTTGGATGCACCATTGACGTTCCAAACTTTTCGGTTTCCAACATTGAATTGGTAACCTTCACAATAACGGATTGCATATGCCATCCAATTGTAGGCGACAGGTGAGTCTACCAACTCTAAAAGATTATAGTAGTTGATTGGTCGTGAAGTCATTGGGGTTCCCGTCAACAACCAAACCCTCCCAATTTTTTTACAGAGGTCATTTACAATCTTTGTTCGTTGAGCTTGTTTGTTCTGAATATAATGTGCTTCATCGATAATCACCAAATCAAACCCATAATTTAAAACATCTGATTCTTTTGGTTTTTTGGGGTCGTGGAAGTTTTTAAGAATATCATAGTTGATGATTGTGTATTCTGCAGGTTCCCACTTTTTACCTTCAACAATACTTGTAGTCTTATCGGTATAATTTTTAATCTCCCTTTCCCAGTTAATCTTTAATGATGCAGGACAGATGATTAACACTTTTTTGGAACCATTCTCCAATGACGCAATCACTGTTGAGGTGGTTTTTCCCAAACCCATGTCATCGGCTAAGATGTATTTGTCATTACCCACCAACTTTTCAATGGATTCTTTTTGGTGAGATAGTGGTGGTCGGTGAGAATACTTAGAATAATCAATCTCAACTTTTCTTTCTTTGTTTACAATAACCGCAGCTTTAGGTAACCAAAAGTCGTATAACTTTTGTTTTTCAAATAACTTACCATAGATGTGAAATGATTTATCTTTCTCAACTAAGATTTTTTCAACATAGATTTGAGTTGGTTTTTTAGTTAGAAGTTTTTCTTCCATCATTTTTTGACCGAAGTAGTCATCCAACATTACCCACTTTCTTGCAACTTTTGGAACCACCTGATGGAAGTCATTGATGTAATCGGCCTGAGCACGAGTCATTTTAAAGTGTTTTTTTGTTTCCATCTTATTTTTGATGGATAGTATGTAATTGTTGTATCCCTCGTAATTTTCCAATATACGAGTTGCCTTAATTTCAGGGATACTTTCTATAACTTTATTTTCTTCCATAAGGGTAAATACCTTTAAATATAATCATTTTATAGATATTTATCAATTGATGAGTCAAAGAAAAGTTCCAATAACGCGATTAAATAAGTTCTTCTCCGACGAGGACTTTGGTTTGGACATATCCATGGGCCAAGAATGGCTGCACGGGGATATGAACTTTTCCTTTGTGCTTTATCGTGTTGATAAACAAAGAACCAAAAAGGACGATGTCTATGGTGAAGTGGTTTCTGAAGGTATTCAATACCACCCACCTGTTGAGTTGAAGGGTTATTTACAAATCGAAGCCCCTGAGAATAAGTTTATGGGGAACTCAAGAATTGACCAAGTGGAACCTGGTAACTTAAAAGTAGGTATCTATCAGGATTATTTGGACCAAATGGGTGTTGATATCGAGTTTGGGGACTACATTGGTTATTATGAAAAAGAAGATAAAGTCAGATATTATTCTGTTGTCGATGATGGTAGAATCACTTCTGACAACAGGCACATATATGGTGGTTATAAACCATTCTACCGCAGCATCACTGCGTCGCCGGTTACAAATGATGAATTCAACGGAATCTAATGGCACTACCAAAAAAAATAAACAAGACGATTGACCTCATCCCAAACAAAACGGGATATGAAAGAAGGGAACAACTTTTGGAGTATATTCAGGAGGATGGTACCTATTTGCCAAAATCTATATTACATGCAGATTTGGACAGAGGGATGTTGGACTTTGTGAAAAACGACTTACAAACTATCTTAGATGGTAAAGTTATCCCTACGGTGGATATTATTATAACAACACAGAACTGGGCACAGTTTACCGAGACGTGGAACTTCCAAGATTTGGATAAAAATGTTAAACCTCCTTTTGTCACAACAGTTCGTAGACCTGAGGTTCCTTATGGGTCAAACCCATCACTACAATATACTATTCCAAATAGAAAACAATTTTATTACGCCAAAGTTCCGACTTGGGACGGACAAAGAAAAGGTGTAGACATATATAAGATACCTCAACCGATTCCTGTTGATATTACTTATGAAGTTAAAATATTTGTGAATAGAATGAGAGGTCTTAATGAGTTTAACAAAAATGTGTTACAAAAATTTTCATCTCGTCAATCGTATACAAATATTAAAGGACATTATATTCCAATCATATTGAATAATATTTCAGACGAATCTGTTTTGGATTTGGACAAAAGAAAATACTACATTCAAAACTACGAGTTTCAGATGTTAGGTTTCTTAATGGATGAAGAAGAATTTGAGTTGGTACCTGGTGTTTCTCGTGCACTCACTTTATATGAGGTGAGTAACAAAACAAAAGCACGTAAAGCAAACATTCAACCACCACGCCCTAATGAATTTGATTTGGACATCCAATTCTTAAACGGAAACACTTCAGTTCACGAAAGGTTTAGTTATATGGTGGACCTTAATCTAACATCTACAAATAATGTTGATGACTTTTCAGTTTACATTAATGATGACTATGTTGGGGACAACGTAACGAAACTTCAAATCAATACCAATGATTTGATAAGGTTTGAAATTGTTAAGGGTGTTCCTTCAAATGATTCTATTATTAAGTGGGAAGCCACCCTTCAATAATCTACTCTCCGTAGATGTCTTTAGGTTTTGAGCAATTCTCAAAAATCATAGTCTCCAAAAACTTATACATTTTAAGACCTTTCTCGTCACAGTATTCTTTTAATACTTGATGAGACTCCTCTGATATTTTAATATTCTTGATTTTCTTTTTCATGGTTGGTGAGAAAAAAGGCAGAAAAAATACCTACCAAATGATAAATATCCCGCTGGTAATAATGTTTTTAGGATTTTTGTAAATATTTATCTAAAAATAAATCTTTAGAAAAAGAAAAAAATAATGGCTAGTTCTAACAAAGTTTTTGTTTCTCCAGGTGTTTATACATCTGAAAGAGATTTGAGTTTTGTGGCACAGAGTGTCGGTGTAACAACAATGGGTATTGTTGGTGAGACTTTAAGAGGTCCCGCTTTCGAACCTATCTTCATCACTAATTATGATGAGTTCAGAACCTTCTTCGGTGGTACAAACCCTGCAAAATTTGTAAACACACAAATTCCAAAATATGAGGCCGCGTATATCGCCAAAGCATATTTGCAGCAATCGAATCAATTATTCGTAACAAGAGTTTTAGGATTATCAGGATATGATGCGGGACCGTCTTGGTCTATAACAACGCAAGCAAACCTTGACCCTTCAACTCTACAAGTTTCATCTACAGCACAATGGACTGTTGATTTTATTGGTAACACAGGTGGTACATCAACTGTATCATTTACGTCAACAATTCCGGCTCCTGTATCTGACTACATAAATGACGACATTACATTATATAATGGAAGTGAGACTACAATGTCTGCTCAGTTACAATCATTCATCTACAATATTATTGGAGATAATGCGTTGTCAGCAACTTCTGTTTCTCAATGGGGTGTTTTAACAGACGCGACTTACCAACTGTTTGATTCTGCGGGTTACACTGCGGTAACTAACAACTTAAGTGTTGATGGTTTATATGACTCTGTAGCTGACTATGATGACTCAACAATGGACCCTTGGTATTATGGAGCGTTTGAACCAGGAAGCGGTGATGACTACTCAGGTATTTCATTCAACGGGGTGGTATCGGTATTCAACGATTTAGGTAACGGTGACTTCTCGGGAACAATCTCGGGAGATGTTATTTCTTACCTTGCAACCGCGTTTACTTCATACAATGATGTTGTTGTTGCAACATTGCGTTCAAGAGGTATTGATACTTATTCAACCGATGATGGTCCTGTTTATACCGTTAACAGTGGTGGTACAATTGCTGGTTTATCGGCAGTAACTATGGATTGTTCAGGTTCATTCGCTGATGTTCAGAAAAATCCTTACTCACCATTTGCAATTTCAGGTATTACCGATGCGGGTGACAACTTCTACTTTAGAACATCTATGAACTTAAGTGATACTAACTACTTAACTAAGGTATTTGGTATGTCTAACTTCTCAAAATCAAGAAGTGAAGTTCCGTTGTTCATTGAAGAAACATTCCAAAACATGTTGAACTACGGCTACCGTACTGGTAAGATTCGTGGTTTGAATTGTGATTTGGTTGGTTTACCTTCAGCAAAAGAAGACAACGCGACTAACACTTCAATTGGTTGGTATTTAGAACAATATCAAACTCCATCGACTCCGTTTGTGGTTTCAGAATTGAGAGGTAATACAGTTGAAAAACTATTTAAATTTATCTTAATCTCTGACGGTAACGCGGCAAACCAGTTGATAAAGGTTTCTATTGTTAACATTTCATTTAATAATAACACATTTGATATCATTGTAAGAGACTTCTTCGATACGGATGCAAATCCTGTAGTCTTAGAGAAATTCTCAAATTGTACCTTGGACCCAACTGAAAACGGATACGTTGCAAGAAAAGTGGGTACTGCTAATGGTGAATACGAATTGAAGTCTTCATTTATTATGATAGAAATGGAAGAGGACGCACCTGTAGATGCATTACCTTGTGGTTTTGAAGGTTACGTATTCAGAGAATACTCAGGAGCTAGAAGTCCTTTCCCTGTTTATAAAACAAAATACAACATTCCTGGTGAAGTTATCTACAACCCACCATTCGGAACTAGCACAGGTGCGGATAACTCAACAAGAAGTTCAGGTGACAAAGTAAGAAAAACTTACTTAGGTTTATCAAACACAGTAGGTATCGATAGCGATTTCTACAATTATGTAGGTAAACAAAACCCAACTAACTTGGCAACTGCAACTGATAGTTCAGATTGGGCTTACCTTACTAAAGGTTTCCATATGGACTCAGGAGCGACTGTTGTTACAATCCCTGCAGGTTACACAACTTCAGGTCAATCAGCGTTTGAGGTTGGTGATGCAACATTCCAATCAGACCCTCAATCAGAGACTAACCCATACTACAGACTAAATGCCCGTAAGTTTACTTTACTTGCTAAAGGTGGTTTTGACGGATGGGATATCTACAGAGAGTCAAGAACAAACACTGATAGATTCCGTTTAGGAGGTTCAGGATACTTGGCGGGAGCTGCGGCTTCAGCATCTTACCCAACTGCAACAGGATGGGGAGCGTTCAAACAAATTACTGTTGGTGACAATAGTGTTGATTGGGCAAACACTGACTACTACGCATATCTATTAGGTCAGAAGTCATTTGAAAACCCTGAAGCGGTGAACATCAACGTATTGACAACCCCTGGTGTTGATTATGTAAATAACTCAAACTTGGTTGAGGAAGCAATTGATATGGTTGAAACTGATAGAGCGGATTCAATCTATATTTGTACAACTCCTGACTACAATATGTTCGCACCAAACGGAGCGTCATTTGATACTGACTTTATTTACCCTGAAACTGCGGTAGATAACTTAGATAGTTCAGGAATTGATTCTAACTACACCGCGACTTACTATCCATGGATTTTGGTTAGAGATGGTTCAAACAACACTCAAATCTACATTCCACCAACGTCAGAAGTTGTGAGAAACTTGGCGTTAACGGATAACATCGCGTTCCCTTGGTTCGCAACTGCGGGTTACACGAGAGGTTTGGTGAATTCAGTTAAAGCACGTAAGAAGTTGACTCAAGACGATAGAGACACTCTATATCAAGGTAGATTGAACCCAATCGCTACATTCTCAGATGTGGGTACTGTAATTTGGGGTAACAAAACTCTACAGGTTAGAGAATCTGCACTTGACAGAATTAACGTAAGAAGATTGTTGTTACAAGCTCGTAAGTTAATTTCAGCGGTAGCTGTGAGATTGTTATTCGAACAGAATGACGCTCAGGTAAGACAAGATTTCTTAGATGCGGTGAACCCAATCTTGGATTCCATCAGAAGAGACAGAGGTTTATACGACTTCCGTGTAACAGTTTCTGACTCACCTGAAGATTTAGATTCAAACCAATTGGTTGGTAAGATTTACTTGAAACCAACAAGAGCGTTAGAATTTATTGACATCGAATTCTTGATTACTCCGACAGGAGCATCGTTCGAAGATGTATAATTAGTATATTTATATTAGTTGGGGGTTGCCGATGGTGACCCCCATTAGCCTTTTTTAAACGTTTAATAAAAAGTAAAATCATGGAATTTAAAAAATCATATTTGTCAGAAGCCCTTAATTTAGAAAAGGGTAAAGAGACATTTTCTGAGAAAGCTCAGAATATTGTGATGACTGAATCACAATTAGAAAGATTAATTGAAAAACTTAATTCGGATAACAAATGATTCGTAAAATCTTAAAAGAGTATATTGAGGAAAAAGAACTCAAGGAAGGTTTTGATGAAGAGGGTCACCCAGATTTAAAGTATTATGCTTTTGATTGGGACGACAATATCTTGGAGATGCCAACTAAAATCGTTGTTCAAACGGAGGACGGTAAAGAGGTTGGGATGTCTACTGAGGACTTTGCAGATTACCGTGGGATGATTGGTCAAGAACCTTTCGAATACAACGGTGAGATGATTGTCGGATATGCTGAGGACCCTTACAGAAACTTTACCGTTAAAGGTGACTCACAATTTATTGTTGATGCTATGTTGGCTGAGACTGGTCCTTCATGGGACGATTTTGTTGAGGCAATCAACGGAGGTTCAATTTTTTCAATTATTACGGCAAGAGGACACACACCTTCAGTTTTGAGGGACGCGGTTTACAACATGATTGTTACGGACCATAAAGGAATTAGTAAGAATGAACTGGTTAATAACCTTAGAAAATACCGTCAATTTGTCGATGAAGAAGATATGAGTGATGAAGAATTAATTGAGGTATATTTGGACTTATTAAAATTCCATCCAGTAACTTATGGTGAAGGAAGTGCTGCCAATCCTGAAGAAGGAAAAATTAAGGCACTACGTGAGTTCATTTTATATGTAAAAGAGTTGGCGGGTAGGATTGGAAAAAGAGCATTCTTCAAAAACGACGTAAAGAACAATTTCGTTCCTATGATTGGTTTTTCTGATGATGACCCTAGAAATATTGATAAGATTAAAGATTTCTTAGATAAGGAATATGAAGATAAACCAGTTAAAACTTATTTAACTAAAGGAGGAGAAAAAATAGAAGTTTAAAAAAACTGGACTGGTTATATGTAATATTCAGTTTTCCGGTGGAAAGTAAATAGAAAAAATTACTCTGACTTATATTTATAATAAAATAAAGACTATTAAAACCAAAATACAATGGCTGATTTATTAATGAAAATGCCGATACCTTACGAACCAAAAAGAAAGAATAGGTTTATTCTCTCTTTCGATTCTTCTTTGGGTATCAATTCGTGGTATGTTGAGTCCACATCAAGACCACAAGTTAGTATTAATCCTGTGGAAATTCCATTCTTGAACACTTCAACTTATGTTGCTGGTCGTTTTACGTGGAATACAATTAACGTAACATTCCGTGACCCAATCGGTCCTTCAGCTTCACAAGCACTTATGGAGTGGGTTCGTTTACACGCTGAATCTGTAACTGGTCGTATGGGATACGCAGCAGGTTACAAAAAACAAATTACACTTGAAATGTTAGACCCAACAGGGGTGGCAATTGAAAAGTGGTTGTTACAAGGAACATTCTTAACTGATGTAAACTTTGACTCGTTAGGATATAGTGACGATGGTATTGCTACAATTACTGCAACTCTTCGTCCTGATAGATGTATTTTGGTATACTAATATACTCTTTACGATAAAATCAGTTCATTTATATTTAACCATAGAGGGGAGACTCTCTATGGTTTTTTTATATAATATATTATGGACAACGCAGCACAATACGGTCAAGAAGACTTTAACTTACCACACGACGTGGTGACACTACCTTCACAAGGTAGATTTTATAGAAATAAAAAGGCATCCCTAAAAGTGGGATACTTAACAGCCTCAGACGAAAACATTTTGTTGGGACAAAAGAACCCTGACAATATTGTTCACACGTTACTTAGAAACAAAATCTACGAACCAGATGTTGACCCTAATCAACTATTGGATTGTGATGTTGAGGCCATTCTAATCTTCTTAAGGAACTCTTCCTTTGGTCCCGAATATACTTTTACACTTAGGGACCCGAAGACTCTTAAAGACTTCCAACAAACCATTCTATTGGACGAACTCAATGTGAAACAGGGGTCGATGGAACCTGGTAATGACGGATTGTTTGAATTTCAACTTCCAGTTTCTAAGGCAAATGTGAAATGTAAGTTGTTGACGATGTCTGATATTAAAGAAATCCAAAAAATTCAAGATGCATACCCTGATGGTGTTGTTGCTCCTGTGGTGACAAAAAGATTGGAGATGCAAATTGTTTCATTAAATGGTGAGACCGATAAGGGTCGTATTGCTCAAGAGATTATGACAATGCCGATTGCGGATTCAAAATTCATAAGAAATTCAATGAGAGATGCGGAACCACGTTTGGATTTGGACCGCACATTTACGGCCCCGTCTGGAGAAAAGGTGACTTCTCGTATCACCTTTGGGGCTGAGTTTTTTCGTCCTTTCTTCTGATTATAGGAAATCTATGCTTGACGAAATCTACTATTGCGTCAAGGAACTTGGATTTAGTTACTCTGACTTAATGAACATACCGGTCTTTGAGAGACGGTATTTCATAGATAAGTTTGTTTCTGATATGGAAAAAATTAAAGAACAACAAAGGAAATCCAAGTAAAGATATTTATTAGAAAAGATTAGTTCATGTTTTTACAAGATACAGGAGGTAATACAGACCCAAAATCATTAACTGAGATTCTAAATAGTTTTAGACAAGAGTTTACTCAAATGTCGAGCGCAATTTTGAATTTTGAAACTCAGGCAAAAAAAATCACAGCGGATATTTTTGGTCAGGGAACCGCGTTTGCTGATTCTGTAAGACTCAGTATGGCGGGTGCTGCTCAGAGCACTGCCGAGTTGGGAGTAAGAGTAGATGATTTAGCTATTACCTATGGTGCGATTGCACAACAATTAAGGACTAATGTTATGTTAACTGAAGACCAGATTGTTAAGTTTGCTGAGTTTCAAAAGGCAACCAATATTACCGCAGAACAAGTAGGGGTATTAGTAGAGGGCTTTGCAACGTTAGGTGTTGGACCTACTGAAGCGGCAAAGCAGATGAGTGATATGGCTAAGACCTCTCGCCAATATGGTCTGAATACTGCTCAATTTATGGAAAAGGTTGGTGAAAACCTTAAACTTATTAATTCTTATAACTTCAGAGATGGTGTTGAAGGGTTTACAAGAATGGTTGCGAGGTCACAAGCCCTTCGTATTAATATGGCGGATGTTACAGGTTTAGCTGCAAAACTGTTAGACCCTTCTGAAGCGATTAATTTAGCCGCACAATTTCAAGTATTAGGTGGTGCTGTTGGTGCATTAGCTGACCCATTCCAATTAATGAACATGGCTCAGAATGACTTGGAAGGGTTACAAAACACCATATTAGATGCCGCATCCGCAGCGGTTACCTTCAATGAAACCACAGGGGAGTTCCAAATTGGGGCGACTGAAATGAGAAGGTTAAGAGCACAAGCAGACGCTTTGGGTATGGATTACGAGGAATTGGCTAATACTGCTGTGAAAACCGCTGAGAGAAATCAAAAACTTGATTATCTACAATTCTTAGATGCTACTCCCGAACAAAAAGAAATGTTAGCCAGTTTAGGTCAACTTGAAGACGGTGAAGTTAAGGTAAAAGTTCAAAATGAAGAAGGTAAAGATGTGTTGGTTAGTGCGTCAGAGGCCCTTAACAAGTATTCAGACCAACTTAATAAAATGACCGATGAAGCCAATTTAGATGACCGAGAAATTGCTCTTCGTCAAATGAATGCATTAGAAGAGATTGAAAAGGCATTATTAGACCCATTAATTCAAGTTCAGGCTGAGGTTGCTGGTAGTGAAGCGTTTACCGAAATTAGGTCGACTATTAAAGGAACTGCGGAATCTATTGCTGAGTTTTCAGACAAGATGATAGGTGATAGTGGTGTAGTTGGAGAATCAATAACAAAATTCTATAAAAGTTTTCAAACAGGGGTTAAAGAGTTAGGTGAAAAACTTCAAAAACCAACGACATATGAGGGTATGATGACCAACTTCAAAACAATATTCGATGGTTTGTCGAGTAAAGTTGCGGAAATCGAATTATCTGAATATGGTATTGACATGTCATCAATGACTCAGTTGGAAATTATGAATCATCTTAGAAATATTAGAAGTGGATTAGGAGGTGGAAGTAGTAGTGCCTCAACAACCAATCTTGGTTCATATACTGTTGATAACCCACTACCTGTCAACTTAGCTAAAGTTGAGAATGATGTGACTGTAAAAATTGACCCTATGACTATGAATTTTGAAGACTTAAATGTCAATCACGGAGGAACAATTCAACTACAAGGTGTTGGAGGTGTAGACCTTAATAATTTAACGGCAACACAACTACAAGAATTAAGCACTAAATTAAAAACATACATGGACCCAAGTAATATCTTGGGAACATAAAAATAGTGGTTAGGCTATTTATATAAAAAAAGAAAATAGATGCCAAGTCCATTATCGTTTGCTTCTACAGAAACTTTCAGAACACAACTATTAGTTAGAAACTTAGAGCCATATTCTGAGGGAGGTTTCGTTGCGTCCTCAACACCGGCACAGGGTGAGTTGAATCAGACAAACTATTCTGTGGTTGACAGTCCAAATGTTGTGGATGTGGGTCAACAAGAAGAAACTTTTCTAATCACCAAAAACTGGTACGGACCTGCCGGCGGTTATGACGACCCAATAGATATTACAGATGTTCAACGACTAATTGAAAACAGAGACACTTACTATAAGTTTGTTTCATCATACTACACGTCTTATCAAATATTACTTCAAGACAATCCTGTAGGTTCAAGTGGTTCACTATCACAGGACTCTGTAATGATGCAAATTGGTGCAAAATCATTAAAGAATGAGTTACAATATAGAGTTGATGAAGAAGTTAGACAAGAAACATTAGGGAGATTAAACTTCCTTAATGCGGCTCAAGACCCATTCTTAGTTGCTGATATTATCAGAGGAACGAATGAGTTTATTGAACCTGATTGGACCATTTCATCACCGACAAACCCTGTTGGTAAAGGGTTAGACTATATTTCAAGGATTAGTGGAGTATATGTTCCATTCTCATGGATACCTGGTGATTACTTTAACCCTGAAGGTAAAAAGAGTTTTATTAACCAAGCCGCCAACTTTGTGGGTGGATTATTTGCGAATGATAATGATGTGGACGGAGCAATTCCAAGTCCTAAGTTATTACCTGAAAAGAGAAACGGTTCTGATATTTTCCTAAATAATACAGGTAGAGGTCAATCTTCTGCGTTGTTTAGAGCATTGGAATACAATGATTTTAGACCTGACTATAAAGCAAACTTCCTTTCAGACCTTAACTTAACGGCACCAAACGGGGCATATTATGTTGGTAGTAGAACACAATCTCCGACTGATGTATTATTTCCAAATAACGAACTTCCTGTTGATTATAAGAATAAGAGAGTTCAATCTGCGGTTAGAGGGTATGGTCAGTTATCAACATTATATGAAGGTGAAGACCAGAACTTTAAGTTTGGATTAAACGCACCACTTCCAAGTGAGGAAGGTGGTTTACAAGGTGGATTTACATGGATATCACCAAAGAGTAGACCTGCAGCAGGTAAAAAAGGTGGTGTTGGAGGAGATACAGGTTCTGAAGATGCAAACTGGAACGATGTAAGTGCTACATTCAACAGTACCATATCCACAAACTATTCATTCAAACAGGGGTCTATTATGGACGAGACCCAAAGACTTATCAATTCAGCGGACGGATTGGGAGGTCAAGCCAAACTTCAACACGTTGGTAATGCTATCGACCAGGTTTCCAAAGTATTTTATGATGGAACCAGAGAGATTACCAAAGGTTCGAGAGTTATGTCTTTTATTGACCAAAACGGTGATTTGGTTGGAACGGAATATTGTAGAGTGTTTACCAAAGACAACCCATACTTTAAGATGAATGACTTACAAAAGACTGATGGTAATATCCGTAAGTTTAGTTATTCAGTATTGGATAATACCTACAATTTAAATATTGCACCAAACTATGGTGATAGTTCAACAAATGTTGTTGATGGTCAGGTTAAGAAATACATGTTATCTCTTGAGAATTTGGCTTGGAGAACGACTGATATGCAACAAGACCTTCCGTCTTGTGAGAAAGGTCCTAATGGTGGACGTATCATGTGGTTTCCTCCATACGATTTAAGAGTAGATGAGAGTGTTGCGGTTAGGTGGACACAGAATGACTTTTTAGGTCGACCAGAACCTATCTATACTTACAATAACACTCAAAGACAGGGTAGTTTATCCTTTAAGATAGTTGTTGACCACCCTTCAATCCTTAATTTATTGATTGATAAGGAGTTGGCAAACGTTACTCCAGATTCTAAAATTACAAAGATTGTTGACAGTTTCTTTGCGGGATGTAAGAAATACGACATTTATGAATTGGCAAGAAAGTTTGGTCAGCTGTCAGTTAATGAGATTTACGAGATTGTTACCAAAACAAAAGATATTGACCAATTCCAAAAGGCTAAAGAAGAACTTCCGCAACCAACAGAAGGTGAAACTACTGTTGTTGAAAATGTTACTGAGAAACCTTCTTTATCTGAGTTTGAAGGGGCTACTGTTTATTTTGACAATAATACACCTTCACCATCCTCTGGTATTTGGAGTAATGAAAGTTACGGAACAGTTTATTCAAATTATATTACAAACCAAGGAACATATCAAAACCAAAATAAAAGTAATGTTTCTGCTATTGATAACTTCTTTAGTTCAGAAATTGTTGCAGGTAAAAACCAATTAGATGTTTTGATAACTCAAATTGTTGAAACTATTGAGAAAGGTTACACGGTTGAGATTACCCTGAAAGGATATACCTCTTCATTGGCATCTGCAAGCTATAATGAAGAATTGTCAAAAAGAAGAGTAGATGCGGTTCGACAATATATTTTATCAGACTCAAGAATCTCTAAAATCAACCAACAAACAGAACTGGGTAAGGTTACTGTGAATTATTTTGGTTTTGGTGAATCTGAGTGTGATAGTGGTAATGAAGTATACACGACAACTGCGATGAAATGTAGGAGAGTTGAAGTAACAAACATTACTGTTTTCGAACCGAGAGAAACTGAACAGGATAATACTTTAGATGAGACTGAGGCGATACAACAACAAACCAATCCAACTGCGGGTAATAATGATGTTGAAACTGACAACGCCCCTGCAACGAGAAGTAGTGATGAGGTAAGACTTAGAGAGGGTGTTACTAAAAAATTACTTAGAAAATTGTTGACGGAATGTAATTACTTTGAATCAATCACAGATGATACCTCGTTCTTATATGAGGGAATGAAGGAGAAGATTAAATACTTTAATCCGGTATTCCATTCAATGACACCAGAAGGATTAAACTCGAGACTTACCTTCTTACAACAGTGTCTAAGACCAGGTAACACCATACCAACTATCGGACCTGATGGAAAACCATTGGACAACGACGCATTGAATACTTCGTTTGGTGTTCCACCAATTTGTGTTTTAAGGGTAGGTGACTTCTTCCATACTAAAATTGCCATCAATCAGATGTCAATTCGTTACGAGCCATTACAATTAGACTTAAACCCTGAGGGTATCGGTGTTCAACCAATGTTGGCCGACGTTAACTTATCTTTCTATTTTATTGGAGGACACGGATTAAAAGAACCGGTTCAACAACTTCAAAACGCCTTGTCATTCAACTACTACGCAAACACTGAGATGTATGATGAGAGGGCAACAGCAACAGAAGATACTAAGAAGATTGATTTGGAAACTATTGAGGCATTGGACTTATCAGTTCCGTTTAGTCAACAAGATGCTGCGGGTGGTGGTGACCGAGATGGTGGAACCACTATTGGTGAGATTACTTCTCAAAATATTACAAACTCAGGTCAAACAATCACAGGAACAATCAAATACCAACAAAATATGGATGATTTGATTGGAAACACTAAGACATATTCAGACGCGTTAACTAAGACATTGGAAGATATCAATGAAGAATTTGGTCAGTCTGGATTGTTTATGTTCACCAAAGATAGAAAGTATATTAATGGTTCAATGAAAACAACTGCCAATCAAACAGATTTATATGGTAAATCTGAAAAATTACAAGATAAGATTGACACATTATTTAGTGAAATAAAAAAGGATGTAGATAATGAAACCTCACCACTTTTGATTGATGGAAGTAATACGTTTTCTCAAGTGCCATCATTTAAAAAATCTGAAATTAGAAAATATAAGAATAAAGTTAATGAAATCTTAGCTTCGTATAAGGACAATTTTAGTATTACAATGAATGATATTCAAAGTGATTTAATATCTGTCGAGCAAGATTTAATTTATAACATCGACCGGTTAAACTATGTATATTCATTAAATGATGGATTCATTCAACCAAACGGTCAGGTTGTGATTTATTCTTTATCAGCAACCACTAATGTTTATGACCCTAATGGTCCCGCGACTGATACACTGTTAGAGATGGAACAAGATATGGATTATATATCTGCCGATTTAAATGGGACTTTATTACAGCTGGAATCTAAAAATTTAATAAGTGACGATTATACTGATAGTTGGTCTTTTTCTTTAGAAGAAACACTACTTGCAAATTCATCACAAAAAAGATTGTTTACTGTTATTCAGAAAGATGTTCTTGGTAGTAACAACCTTAAAAATGAATTAATCAAGTGGATAGATGAACAATCATTTAGTAATCCACAAATTTGGAAAGATGTCATTAATAAAATTTTTGACACATTAAATAGTATATATTCGAGTCAAAAATCAAAGATGGAATCACAATTCACTGACTATAAAAACAGTGCCATCATTGGTAATACCTATGAACCATACACTTTGGGTAAGGTTAGAGAGTTTAACTTCTCTGAGTCACCTACACAGTCACAAACTCAAGTTGAAGGTCTAAGAAACCTTTACAGTGGTGTTAACTCAGGTTCTGCAAATAAATGGAACTACAAAGTAAAACTTGACTAATGGATTATTACAATAGATATCAGAACTTTTTATTGAATGGTCAACAAACTGTTGTTCCAAATGTAAAATTGCCTTCAAAAACTACAGATAAGAAGTATGTTTATAGACAGGGCATGAGCCGCTTAGATAAGATTAGTTATGAATTTTACAATACACCATACTTTGGTTGGTTGATACAAATGGCTAATCCTAATTTGGGTAGTATGGAAAATAACATTCCTGATGGGACTGTTTTGATAATTCCGTTTCCTTTGGTTCAGTCCCTACAAGATTATAAAAACGCAATAGATACGCATTTCTATTATTATGGCAGGTAACCCAAATTACAGGAGATTCACCGCAAGTGAGAAAGTCGCATTTACAACATATAACAACATAGTCCTCGTAGACCCTAACACCGTTGTAGATGCTGAAGGTAACGCACGCGAAAGATTAGTCCAACATGAAAATTTGGTGATGTATGCCAATCTTCAAGCCAATATCTTACCGAGAACAAAATTGGCCGTCGGAGAAAACTTTGACGAAAAGTCTGATTTGATTCAGGTTGCAAATTTTGGAGGGACTGAAGACGGTAAGATTAACTTCCTGAAACCTCAAGGGAAAAACTATTTGGACACCAGTTGGACAGACCAGTTTACAGGTCAAAGACAAGATGACGGTGCTGGTATCAATCAATCTCAGGTGACAAGTTTTGAAACGGGAAAACGAGCAATTCGTAACTCTCAAGACACTCAACTATTAGGAATTACTAACATTAAGATTAATAACAACTCATCTTTTATTCCTGTTGTGGATATTGAGATGGTTGACATTCAAGGGAGAACCCTATTTGAGCAGGGGGAAAACTCACCATATTCTGCATTTATGCAAATGCCATATCCATTGTTCTATTTAACGGTGAAAGGTTACTATGGTAAGGCGGTTAAGTATGAGTTGATGTTGAAGAGTTTCAATGCTAGATTTGACCCTTCAGATGGTAATTACAAACTAAGTTTATCATTTATTGGTAGGACTGCTGCCATTCTTTCAGATTTACCTTTGGGGGCGTTGTTTGCATTACCACATATGTATGAAACAATATTTGAGGAAAGGGAAAATGATGGTGTATCAGACTATAATGGTGATGTTACCACACGTGAAACAAGAAATGTCCAAACACAAAACGCTTTAGATTCGTCGGGGACTGAACAATACGAAACATACAATCGTATTACCACCACTCGAGGAATGCAGAAAATTCACCAGACGTATCAGTATTATAAAGGGTTAGGGTTGGTTGATGAAAACTTACCCGAGTTAACACTCTCACAGTTGGCGTATAGATTGGACGCTATTGAGACATTTATAACAAACACAATGTCTGAGGTTGACCTAAGGTCCATCAATGATATTAAAACATATAGACAAACACTTGAAATATTTAGGTCGTATGTTGCAATTAACGTTCCGGCTTCGTGGTTTAGAAATTACTTAGACCCCTCAAGTGCCATCGTATTAAATGATGGTAAAGTGTTATATACATTTAACGCTGAGACTGATGAGACTCAGGAAAAGATAGATGCTAAAGCGGAGTTAAAGGCAAAGTTTAAAAAATATTCTGAAGAGTTAATGAATAATGAAACATTTGGAACAAACGGAACCTACACTGTTTTAGGTAAAGAACAATCGTCCGCACTTAGCTTTGACGTGAATTATGATATGTTGATACCAGATTCACTTACTTTGGACGATATTGATTTTGAAAAGACATTTATTCGTCAGAAAAACTTTGTTCCAAATCAATCTGATTTAAACACATTCAAAACACAATTTGCCGTTAACTTTGAATTGGGGGAAGATTATGTGAATGCAGAATTGGAGTTGATACAGGGGGATGTGACCTTCTACTTCTTTGGTGAAAACAACGATAGTCCAACATATTTTAATGGGTCGTTCTTATCTAAGATGGATATATTGGAACAACAATTCAATGTGATGTCTGAGAGAATCGAGAAGGAACTGTCCGAAGCCTTAGCCGAGAAGATTGAAGACCCACAAACCGGATTAGGGTTCAAACCAACAATTAGAAACGTTGTTGCTATTTTAATGGCCAATGTGGATGCGTTCTATCGTTTGATGGACGATATTCACAGAGAGGCGTGGGACCTAAAAGACAACCCACAAAGGTTGAGAGTTATTGTGGACCCTGAAAAGGGTGATGGTGTGGACACGAAAGATATGGTCCAAAATGGGAATGTATTGAATGAAAACTCATTTGTATATCCGTGGCCTCAGTATTTTCAAAAAGAATACGATGACCAAAACAACCAAAGATATGTGGTTCGTTACATTGGTGACCCTAAATTAAGAAATAGAACGAGAGCGTATGACTACTCGTTATGGCCTGAGGTTGGGTTCTTAGAGAACTATATTAAGGGACAGTTGCAGAGAGAGGAGATGCCTCCGCCACTAACAAACAATAACCAGAAAAAGATTGCTAACTATATTCCTGTAAGTGCAATGGAATATCCTTTATTACTAAGGGCTTATCCAGACCTTAACGAGATTACGTTCCTATATGAGATATGGGAGAGGACATACTTACAAAGTAACTATTCAAACTTATTCAGGCCAACTCAGAGTAGTCAAAACTTATACAATGTGTTAGGTAGGTTTGAGGCTAAGACCATTAAAGATGCTATTAGCTCTGACCCATTCTTAATGATGAAACTTAAGAACTTAGGATTGAACAGTCAGAACTTCTTATCGTTGTTGAGAAGTGTGTCGGGGAATGGTCAAGGTCAGAGATGGGCGTTGTTTGAAAGGGATTTATACACTTCAACTGCAGTTAAGTCATTAATAGATACTCAAAATGGTATCTATAAGTTTTCAGATGATGATGTTAACAGGATACAATCAGAACCTGCTGATGAGTCTCAAGACAACCTTAAAGAGTATATTGTTTCTCCGTTAACTAATGAACTTACGTTTACTGATGTTTATCCATATACCAATCTAACATGGATTACCAACAATTTCTCAAGTGGTGTGGACTACAACTCGTTAGAAAAGGCAAACTCAACGACTAACAATATGTTCTTTATTGAGACTCTCAAAATGTTGGCAAGTTTTAATCCTGATAATGCGGAGAACGGATATGATTATTCGCCGGTCTTACCAGATGATTGGTTTAACTTTAATTCATTAAAGATTGAAGGGTTAACCAAAGAAACATTTAGGGTTGAAAGTATTGATATGATGGTCAACAACGAATACGGTGTGACGGAAGGTAATGTCGATTATGGACCTAATTACTCAGGAAATACAAATAGAATTCAACCTCTATCATTATTGAATACACCTTACTTTATCAATGCAATTAGTGAGGGTGTTGATAATGAAACAAACGGTGTTGCGGACCCGTATAAGAATTTGAGTTATATATTCTTAAATTCATTGCCGGTTTCAATACTAACAGAAAAATTCAACAATACTGGAGACGCGACTGTAGAATCGAGTTTTATTGGGAATACATTTAATAAGTTTGCTGCAATACATAAAGTTCCATATGCTTTCATATTAAAATATGGTTCAATATGGCACAGATACAAAACATATATCCAAACAGGTGTTGATATGTTGGATAGTGTGTGGACTTCAATCAATGAAGATTCACTATATGACCCATTAAACGGGCAAAAGACTTCATTTTACAACATCACTGACTATCAGGGAAGTGCATTCACATATACAATGAACTTTACAATTCCTCAGTTTGGTGTGTTTAACCCTTCCAATATCAGTAATGTTGGGTTTTACCCAAAAATCATTAATGATGTAACTAAGTTGGTTGGTTACAATCCTCCGTTCCCTAACTATTCACAAACAGAAATTACCAACGCTCAGCAAGGAACAATCGACTTAGGGGGTGATGGATTGAAGATAGGTAAGAATAACAACTCAACAGTAACATTCCCTGTTGGTAAGGTAACAAATGATTTAACTACGTCATATTCAATACAAAATTGGTATACTTACTACGACAATATAGATACAGGTGAACAGGAAAATTATCAAAAGTGTCTTGTTTACCCATCTGTAGGTGGGTTGGGTTTCTCACAATATGGTTACGAGAAAAAGAATAATAATGGTGTTGTAAATGGTAACCCACTTGACCAAACCTTATATGATGGTTCGGTAAAGGCTTTATGGGGGTTATCACATTATGGATATTTTGACCATTCAAACGTTCAAAAGCCGTCGTATGATGAATACATTAAAATTATTAATACAAACTCTGATACACAAAATCAGTTCAACTTATCTCACCAGGCTGAGTATTCAACTATCGAAGATTTGTTTGGTGTGTTTACAAAAGAAGAGTTGGACACATTTGAGAGAGAGTTTTTGAAATTCTCACAAGCGGTTCCTGATAGTGGTGACCCAGTTTCGGTTTCGCCTGGTGTTCCATCCCCAAGTATTTTCCCATCATTTAGAAACATTAAGGGTATGATGAAAAATTTATTCTTAATTGACCAACCTGTATTGACCGGTAATGAAGATGAGGACGGTAAGAGTATTGCGGAAAAACAGTTATTATATTTTAACAGAAAGATATATGGTTTCATTGCACAAAAATGGTTAATAAAAAGAGGTAACCCCTCTCGTTTTGACCGTAAGATATGGAACTCATTCTCTAACGACATTAACTATCGTCCTGTGGATGCGTTTAACTATGGAACGTATGTTGTTGGTACCTTACCCGATACGACGGGAGCAATCAATTTACAACAAAGTATAACTAACAATCCTGCTGCGTGGGAGGCCATGTATTTGTATGTGGGTCAATACCGAGCACAGGGAATGGTTTATTCAAACTCAGGAAGTTATTTAACAGACTTCTTTATTGATAACAATATTGAGTTTACTGAGGACAATGTTATTAAGTTACATAGGTTGATACAGATGTATGGTTCTAAGAAGATGGAAGACAATACCTACGACGGAACACAGTTTATGTCTGACTTCAACAATTACTTACAGACCTTAAACAAATATCAATCTAATATTCAAAACATCTTATTTAGAACTCTTAATCAAGATTTACCAAATCTAACAGAGTCTCAAGAAAATAAGAGAACTGCATTGGATAGTGATATTGCCAAATTAGAGTTGTGGGAAACATTTAAAGTATTAAATGACAAATGGATTGCTGGTGGGGACTTCCAAAATAGAACTCTATTTGAAGATTTCTTATTCTTAGATAGGGCAAACTTAAACATTGGTGATAAAGTTATTGTGGACGTTACGTCGTTAGCAGGATACCTAAACGCAAAAAATGATAAGAACTCAATATATTCTATATTGGGATTCTTATTACAGAACAACAACTTTATTTTCATGGCGTTACCGTCATACTATAACTTCTACGGTATTACACAACCGAGTCTAACTGCGTCTCCTCAGGATACTGAATCCCCTGGTCAAGAAACATTTGGAACCTTTACTGAGATTGACACCGCAGAAACAAGACCTCGTTTTGTTTGTATGTATACTGATAAGTTATCAGAACACTCAGACCAATCACAAAATATTGATTACAGATTTAAAAGTGACTCCTTCCAAATAGAAAGACCAGGTAGTCCATTAGAGGAAAACCAAGAAGGAAAGACAGACTACTCGTTATCAAATAAAGTGGTGGCATTTAATGTAGACTTTGGAGTTAGAAACCAAAACATATTCCAATCTATAAGTTTGGACCAAGCACAATATAAGGACACTTCAGAATCTTTTGCTATTTTAACTGACATGGCAAACCAAGCCAAAGGTCAAAAAGCCATACAACAATCCACATCATTATTCAACATCTACAAAAACAGAAGTTACTCTGCTCAGATTGTGTCGATGGGTAATATGATGATTCAACCAACAATGTATTTTAACTTGAGATATGTTCCTATGTTTACGGGACCATATTGGATTACCAATGTTGCTCACAGTATTCAGCCTGGTAACTTTACAACTACATTTGAAGGTGTCAGAGTGTCAAAATATTCATTCCCTCAGGTTGATAAGTTGGTGATGAGTGTGAATATTGACATCCTTAGACGACAAGCCGAGAAAAACAGACGAGCGGCACTTACCACACCTAATCCTGAGACTG